ATGTATACATCGAGTTCAAAGACTTCATCGCCAACCAGGAGACCACATTTCGACCAACCTGGGACCTCACCTCCAAAGCATAAGCAACGATATAGTTTCTCATGCGGGTTGGTATTCCCACTAATCGATTTGATAAGCGGGACAGCGCCCGATAACCATACCCTAGGAACTTGCAATAAGCTCCTAGAGAAAGGTTGTACTTCCGACAGAGCTCGAGACCGGCGGAGAGATTTCTCCGCGCAACCAAAAGCTCTGGGAGAGGTACCGCAGAAACGTCGTTCCCCTTAAAGAACGTACGTTTAGCGAACTCGAGCGTTGTACCATTGTGTGACACAAGCGACTTGTGACTACCAATTCCGACCCCAAGGCCGGACATGATAGCACAATATCGGTCGGCCACACGGCCCCCCATGATGACCACGTCGTCTCCCAAGACGGCATAATCCTCGTACCATGACCATTTCCTCAGGTCCTGAGTACATACTTGATACCAAGCCCACTGTACAATACAGTGATGTGTTAATGCTAGCATGGCCCAAGAGGAGAGGGCTCCCATCGGCTGGCCAGTAGAATACTTCACGGGTGTAGGTTCAACCGCTCCGTACTCATCCTTCAGAGAAATGTAATATTCTCGTCCAACCAATATAGTCCCCCACGCTTGCGCCAATTTTGGCCCCAATACTGGAGTCAAAAGGGCGATCTGAATACTGAGCGGAAGTCTATCCGTCGCAGCAGTCAGATCGAACGAAAACAGAGCCCAGGTCCGAGCCGGCAACTGCTTAGCCAGGCGCTTCCACCCTAAAAGGCGGTCGCCCGGCGAGCGGTTTTCAGCTCTTAGCTGAGTCTGTCTCCGCAACAACATATCCAGTGGTTTAGTCTGGTTATGCGTCCCATCCTGTTTGATACACCCCAGCAGTGAAAAGATCGCCTCGTGAAGAGGACGAAGGATCCACTGCGTGAATGGATCAACCATTGCAAAAACACGCACCTTTCCTGCTGCTTCCTTCTTAGTCCCGAGTTTACCTAATATCTGGCGCCAAGCGAGGTTAAGCAACTTGTATCGTAACCGACCAGTAACTTTCGGACCACCCTTAGTCCCCTTAACAGGGTTCTTAAGGAAGTCGTCCCGTTCCTGAACAGTTATGTCAACAAGATGCCCATCTCTCGTTTTCACGGTCCGATTGGACCGTGGATCTAGCTTGCCGCGAGACCACGTATCAATCGCATTCCGGAGCCACACGTTGTTAGTCTCTGAAATCCAAAATCGGAAAGCTTTTCCCAACTCTGTTTTCCAGTAGACCTTCATCCATGTACGCGCCGAAAGTAAGATCGATAGTGGCGACGTAGACGCGATCTTCGCGTAAAACGCCGCATCGGTTAACACGGGAGCACTCTTGGATAAAAGAGCGGGCGTTGCTTCCAACGCCCGGATCATATACCCAGGAGCTCCACGCGCATAAGAATCTAGAATGGCAAGCCCTTTTCTACCAAAGAGAATCG